TAGGAGTTCCTAGACGGAACTTGGTAGTCTCGCGGCCTTTAGTGTCAACATGCTTGTTGGCGTAGATTGGCAATCCATCTTCCAGACGCAGATTGCTTACAACCTTTGTTGGAGAAGCAATTTTGAACTGAGCACGGATTTGTTTGCTAGTCAGTTCTGCACCGTTAAAAAAAGCCTTACGCAGTTTGTCTTTTTGAGTTAGAGTCATCTAATTTTCCTTCATATTAAAAATAAAACAAATACAGTTTTTACTGTACCTTCACACTATACCATTAACGTCAACAGATGTCAACGGTTCAATAGTAATTTTTTTGGAGAATAAGAATCTTTTGCAAATTTTAGTACGCGACCATTGATTCGCATAACATAAAACTTCTTACCCTCAATATCATCTTCATTAATAAGGTCACCTGTTAGTGATTCATTATTGAAATGGTTATACAGTGTATAATTTGGTTTTGTCACAAAGACGTTACGTTGTTGTCTCATAAAATATGCTTTCTGTGTACTCTACAAATGATCCAGTCATTGTAATACATTTCTGGGTTAAGGAGAACAGAGTCGTCAAATTGAAGTTTTGCTTCGTAATATGAACATTCACCTTTGTTCTTACACAATTTTACAATCTCGCGCTTGAATAGGTCAACACCTAGAAGCTCGACATCAGCTTTTAGTGAAATTGAACTACCATAATAATTTTTCCAATCGGACGTCGCTAGGTAACGTTTTTTCTTACCCTTTAATATTTTTGTCTTTTTAAACCAGAATAACTTCTTCCCAATGTATGTTCTATTGTTTTGTAGATTGGTAATCCTATACACAAAACCATAATGTTCGTCAGATGGTTGGTCGAACACTTCACCATTATAAAGCCACACCATTACTCTTTGTCCAACGATCCATCCTCATCATCTTCATCGTCCTCAAATTGAATTACGTCTTCATCAATCTCTACTTCGCTTCCACAGAATGGGCAAAACTCAACAATAGCTTCTGTTTCGTATGGTGTTTGTACAATGAATTCTTCATCACAACTGTAACATACGTGTGGTTCTTTTTCTTGTTCAATCATTAAAATACTCCTACTCGAATATACAAAAAGATAATTGGAATTTCCAATTGCTACTGTATGTAGGTTTATTTTTTTACGAGACTATTATTAAGCAGCTTTTCCCCACACATCATCCCATGTGCCTGTTGTTGCACCTTTTGAATAATCTGTTGATCTATTCTCAAAGAAGTTTGTATGTGTTGGAGCATTGATCATCTCTTCAACCCATGGTAGAGGATTCTTTTTAACTTTGTTGATACCCTTTAGACCTAGGCCAATAAGACGTCGATCGGCAATATAACGAATATACTGCTTAACATCAGCAGAGCTAAGCCCCTCCATTGGACCAATCTGGAATGCTAGATCAATAAACTTATCCTCAAGCAATACCATCTTCTCAGCTATACCGTAGATTTCACTCTTGAGCTGATCGTTCCAAATACTTTTATTTTCCTCAACAAACGTACGAAACACTTTAATCATAGACTCAGCATGTATCGTCTCATCAACAATGGACCATGTAATGATCTGACCCATACCTCTCATCTTACCGTGGCGTGGGAAGTTCAACAGCATAATAAACGAGCTGAACAGCTGCATGCCTTCTGTAAACGCACTAAAGGCTGCAATCTGTTGTGCAATTGTTTGTGAGTCTTGACCAGCCAACGATAAAAAGTAATCGTGCTTATCCCTCATCTCCTGATATTCAAAGAACTCATTATATGTTGACTCTGGCATGCCAAGAGTCTCGATCAAATGGCTATATGCTGCGACATGGAGTGCTTCACGTGCTCCAAATCCTAACAACATCATTCTTATTTCAGGCTGAGGAAAGTAAGGAAGGTAATTATTGACGTACCCACCAGCAACATCAATGTCACCTTGAGTAAAAAACCTAAGGATGTTGGTGAGGAATTGTTTTTCTTGAACATTTAATTTAGACTTCCAATCCTTAACATCTTCAAGCATTGGCACTTCTGTATGGAGCCAATGGCTCTGCTCATGTTTTAACCATGCATCATATGCCCATGGATAGCTGAAAGGTTTGAAGTAATTGCGTTCGTCAGTTAGTTTTAGTTTTTTTCTTGTTGCATTCATTTGTTGCACCAGCTTTGTTTTGCGTCGCCATAATACTCACGTGCAAACCCGTTTTGAATAAGAGCTGCACGTAAACTCTGTCCGTCAAGGATAACATCTCCAAGAACACGGCCACCATATTTGTCCCAATCCATCAATACAACCTGTCTATGTTGACTTTTGTTAATCATATCTTTTGTAAATGCGGTAGCTGCTTGTCCTTTTGCATCTTCTTCCGGACACTTTGCTCTAAAACTTTTTTCAGGAGTATCAACACCATATACACGGATTGATAATTCTTTCTTTAGTGGTTCAGGCAACCAATTTGCTTGGAACGCTACAGTATCACCATCGATCACACGTGTAATAACAGCACCGTATGTGACACCTGGTTTTTCTTTAGGTGCTGCAAACGTTAAAGCTGGCAGTAATGCCAGAATAAGTAGTAATTTTTTCAAGTTAGTTCCTCTGTTAATTGTTCTTTTGTTAGGACTCCACCAATACGTTTAATGATATTATCATTCTCATCAAGTAAAATCATATGTGGAATCCCACGTATACCATAGAACAGTGCAGCATCTCTGTTTTTGTCTATGTCAATTTTCTCTATTGGAAATGGTAATGACATTGTATCCATCATAGCAGACATTTGTTTACATTTTGTGCACCAAGGCGCTTCGAATTTAAGTAGTCTCATATCAACCCTCACAAGCTAAACAGACATCACCATCAACAATTGCTTTTAAATCAAGCTCTTGCATAACAACACGTTCAATTTTCTTTGATACTTTATCAGCCTTAGCAAGTTTTTCGCTACGGCAGTAATACATCGTCTTTAAGCCAAGCTTCCATGCAAGAAAGTGTACAGCATGAATATATTTAACATTGCTATCTGGTCTAAAGAAAACATTTAGCGATTGTGCTTGATCGATAAACTTTTGACGATCGGCTGCATGCTCAATAATCCAACGTTGATCAATCTCCATTGCTGTTTTAAATACATCCTTCTCCCATTCATCGAATTGTTCGAGGTGTTGTACCGATCCATCATTGGCCATAATACTAGACCAAATTTCTTGAATCTCTTCATCGGTTAATGACTTGCTACGTAACAACTTCTCTAAATGTTTATTCTTATTTAAGAAAGAACCTGAAAGAGTGTCTTGACGATATGCGTTAGCACGAAAAGGCTCGATAGAGGGAGAAGTATTACCCATAATAATTGAGCTACTAGCATTAGGGGCAATAGCCATAGTGTGTGAGAATCTTTTTCCAGTACCAATTGCATCTGGAGCTTCTCCTCTAATCTTTCCAAGAGCGTAATTTGCTGCATCGAGTCCATCCTTTATGTGACGAAAGATTTCATTGTTTATTGATTTGGCGATCGCCCCTTCGAACGGGGTGTTGAGTCGTTGTAGATACCCATGAAAACCGAGAGCACCAACACCAATAGACCGTTCACGCTCAGCAGAAAATCTTGCTCTCGATATGCTGTCAGGAGCATTATCAATGAAATACTGAAGAACGTTATCGAGCATCTCCGCAATGTCCCGAAGAAAAAGTTGGTCATTTTTCCAATCATCATAATACTCCAAATTCACAGAAGATAAGCAACAAACGGCTGTACGTTCTTTGCTTGTTGGTAAAATAATTTCAGAGCATAGGTTGCTCTGTTTGATACTTAGTCCCAAATCTTTTTGGAACTGAGGCATCATACGGTTACTTGTATCAATAAAATGCAAGTATGGTTCACCTGTATGCATACGAAGATCCATAACCTGTTGCCACAACAACTTAGCCGAGACAACCTCGCGCACCTCACCATTATGAGGATCTTTCAATTCCCAATCATCATTTGCTTCTGGATCTTTCATGCAACGCTCAATAATTTCCATGAACGCATCAGGAATATTGATCCCATGATGCAAGTTTAATGCGCGCATGTTGGGATCACCAGTTGGCTTTCTCATCTCCAGAAAGATAGCAATATCAGGATGGCTGATGTCAAGGTATGCAGCGTAACTACCGCGACGAGTCCTACCCTGTCTGTAAGCGAGGCTGGAGGCGTCATACGTACGAAGATGTGGCATGACACCAACAGATTTATCATCAGAAGAACGAATGCCAATACCAATTCCAATACCCCCACCTAACATTGATAACCAATTTACTTCCGATAGAGTATCGACCAAACCCGCTGAGCTATCGTGTAGATAAGGTAGAAAACAAGAAATAGGAAGCCCCCTAGCGCTACGGCCAAAAGAGAGTATAGGAGTAGAATAGCTGAGCCAATGTTTGCTGCTATAATCATAAAGTCGTTGTGCATGGTCTCTACTGGTTCCAAAATGTTTTGATACGGATGCAAATCGTTGTTGGGGGCTTGTTTCATCTTCTTTCATATACGACTCTTGTAGTCGCTTGATTCCTAATTGATCAAATAGACTGTCCCGCGATAAGTCTATGTCAAGATCGAGATACTTTTCTAACATTAATAACTCCAATTATTTTTATTCTGAAACGAATTCTGTTGTCAGCGGGAAGATTTCAGCAATCACATGCGCGCATGCTTTAGCAATTTCCATATGTTCTTTTTGTGTTCCGTTTACAGAGCGGACTTGTATATAGTGTATCCAAGAACGCAGTGTGCCGTTCATATAAAGCCGTGATACCGTTAGGCCTTCTGGTAATATAGCACGTGCTTGTTCTTTTGCAATTCCGTGTTCAATTGCCCAACTGTATGTGTCTTTAGCAACTTCAATAACATGCCTTTGCTTTTCTTCCCATCGACGTTGAAGCAGTTTATCATCCGTCTCTATGCTATTTTGTCGATTAGTTGGGTCTTGGAGACGTGCGTCTCGACATACAAAGCTAAGATCTTTCGTTGGATCCGCGTAGCGTTGGCTAAACTCCTGGAAAGAGAAACTTCTGTGTCTGAGTATTTGGCGGGCAATGTCTCTTGTAGTCTCGATTTCAAGGCATGCTGAGACCATCTCAAGTGGGCTCCAGTGTTGGTGCTTGATGAGATACTTAATAAGCTTCTCTGATGTTCCGGTGTTGAGTTGGTTTGATGGGTTGGAGACACGCGCACAGTATGCAACAAGTTCCTGGATATCGCTGAGACCTTCACTGTAAAACTCCCTCGATGGTTTTGAATGGCTAACAAGCCTTATTTTCATTTTATAATACCTTCAACCCAATTTTCAGCACAATCCTCTGCATATTGCAACGTTTTATAACGTAAATCACGCGTTTCAACTAAATTTCCATGCTCCCACAGCTCAACCCAGTAACCATTACCATGATCTAAAATTATTGCTTTGCGCACATTGTGTTTGTTGTCGTAGTATTCGCTTAAAAATGTTGTCATATCAAACTCTCTTCCATTGTGTTAATCTCATCTTCGCTGATAGGCCCCTATATGTATGTTGATCAATTAATTGCTTAACTGTTTTCGAAGACATCCCACTACGAATCATATCGTTAATGTCTTTGTGCTCTAAACTATCTGGCCATATGCAAACACTATACCCCAAATCTATTACTTTATCAATAGAGTTTACAATGTCTTTGTTACGACATTCATTATCATATACGATAGTTGTACTGTCAATCTTTAGTCCAACATCGACAGCTGTTTTATCCAAGTGAGAACCAGCCATAGCGAGGCTATTTTCAAGGAACATCGAGTCAATTGGTCCTTCTACCACATATACAGTGTTATTTAAATCTACACACTCTAGTCCGTAAACTTTTGGTTTTGCATCATCAAGGATGATCGTAATGTAACGAGGGTCAGTGTTAAAGAATGAGCGACCCTGATAACCAAACAGATTACCACCTCTATCAACAAAAGGAATAATTAGCCTTGGTTCGTCTTTCTTTGTTAGGTCAAACTTATCAGGCTTTAACGAATTAGTAAATGCTTTGAACCTAGGTGCAAAGAACAGTTTAGAATGATAGTTAGGTGGGATTTGACGGCTAACAACATACCGTCTGGCTGGATGGTCAAGCTCTAGTTGTGAAATCTTTTTTAACTTGGCTAAAGCTGTATACTTAATGAATTTAGGAGTAATAAACCGGGCCATGTCTGGTGGTGGTTCGATAATACGTTCTGTATTATAGGATGCCGTCTTTTCCGTATAGCGTTCGCGGAGGTAGTCTTGATAGGAAGCTGGATCTAACATCTCAAGAAACGTACCAAACGGCAAGCTAACATGGCAATTGTGGCAGTAATAGCTAAATTTGCCTGCCTTTTGTAGTAGGAATCCACGAGCCTTTGTCTTGCTTTTCTGTGAATCACCACAAACAAAGCACCTAAAGTTATAGCCACTCTCAACACGTCTAAACATATTGAGACGGGTAGCCATACCACCAATATACTTTTCTTCAATCCATTGCATTTTATATTTCCTCAACACCCCGATTGTCAAGGAAGCGGATTAAAAAGTCAACCGTGGGTTGTTAATTTAATACCGTGTTTTGCAGCACCTTTCTTTATACTTTCCCATTTCTTTATTCTCTCTTTATAGGAAGTAGGTGTTACAGGTCTCATCCAGTTATCGGGATCATTGGGATGATCTTCAATGTGCTGCTCATGT